CAATGCATTCTCAATGGCAGGGTTCAACAGTCTCAATACCACTTCACTCACAGTGTTAAATCTTTTAAACAACAGTGTGTCATGTGCTGAGTTGACATTTGAAGGTTATCTCAATATTAGTCAGGCGGTGTTCCTAACAGATCCAACCTATGGTCAGAACTATTTCAACCAAATCTTAGGTTCAGGTTTCAATACTGGTGGTGGTGGTGGCCCGCTACTGCTTAGAGTATTTGGAACCAACAATGTTTATAACACCACAGGCAAAATAATACTGGCCTTGATGGGTCAGCAGATCTTATGGTATGAGTTTGCTTTTAACACACCCATGCATTTGGCCATTACAAGAACTACAGGCAATATTCTACGCCTATACATAGATGGTCAGCAGATCACCAATACCATAGTTCCGCCAGGATCGCCACCAGCACCTGGCCCTGGAGAGATCAATGGTTCACAACATGCTCCCACTCGTTTTGTGATGGGACATTTTTCAGAACTAAGCACAACACCCAATGGCTTGTATGGTTATATGGATGAGATCCGCCTCAGCAACACGATCCGTTATACAGGAGCCAGTTTTGTCAAGCCCAGTCTAAGTTTTCTCAATGATGCCAACACAGTGATGTTGTTGCATCAAGACACAGGGGCCGCAGATGATGGCGGCGGTGTGACCCGTAGCAATGCAAAAGTTATCAATGCAGAAGATTGGAGATTGACCTGGACTACCAGTGCACCAAACTCATGGCCAACCAACCAGGCCACAGCCAGTTATCTACAACGATATGGTCAGCAACGCACAGGCACATTTGATCTTTACACTTACACTGCTGACAATACCACCACAGTGACCACTGCCAATCTAAGAACACAATATCATATAGGTGATGTGACCAATACTGGCAATATCATGATCACAGCATACAGTCCATTGTATTATGGTAATCTGGCCAATGACCAGGTTGATGTGACTTATTCAGCCAACTCACAATCATACAGCACTATTCAGTTTGTTAGCACCACTGAAGGTATTCCTAATATTAGAACTGCTACTGTTCCTATGGAAAGAATCAGATCAAGAGATGCTACACTTGCATTACCAGTTCCAGGATATTTTACCAACAGACAAAGCACTCCAGTAAACTGGTTTCCAAGTTTTTATCATAATCTAACCACAACCACATCAGCATTTGCAGTTGGTGGCGGCCAGGTTGATAACTTTACTGGTAATATTAGATGGCAGTATGATGATATATCTACCAATACCTATGTTGCTTTGGCACCATTTAATGGCCCCATTGGCGGAACAACCAGGAGAAATCAACGCTGGTATGTGTTTGGAAAACACAGCAACTACGAATACTGGTCAATGATGTATCTCTGGGTCACTGGACTTGCACTACGCCAAGGCGGCACCACTGTGTGGTCATGGGGAAGAGGCGGAACATTTGCAGGAACCTGGCCTGCTGGTAAGAATATAGGTATACAAGCAGCCAGAAACTTTACAAACTATCCCACTTTTATTGGCACCCAAGTGCTGACCATAAGCAGATCAACTGTGAGTGGCACATTAAACTTTTCAGCACCACAATATATATTCAGTGCCATAACACCAGGCATTGATTTTGAAACATCACCTTCAGGTGTTGGATGTTATGAAAGTGCTTACAGCGTTGTTCCGTTTGCTCCAAATAATGCCCTGGCCGCCTTTAGCGACAAACCGTTGTTTTTCAATATGACCAGTGCGGTGAACAACTCACCTGCGTATCAGTTGGATGTGACTTTTGGTGTATTTAAATATAACGGTGCTGGCGTGAGACAGGTTCCCATACAAGGAAGCGAACTCCTGGGCTATCCATCACAGTTGTTTTTCACACAAACTTATCCCGTTTAAGGACCATATATGGCAACATCAATATTACCCGCAAGATACAAAACAAATGGTATCCTTGACACCAAGGTTCCTGTAATGAGCAACCTGGAAACTCTCTGTAATAGTTGCGGAAGTTTCATGAGTTATGACATACACACAGGCAAATGGAGTGTGGTTATCAATACCACAGGTGCCAGTGTTAAATCATTTAGCAATGCCAATATCATTGGACCAATACAAGTATCTGGCACCAGTTTACAAAATCTTTTCAATAGAGTCAGAGTTGAGTTTCCCTTGCGTGATACCAGCGACGGTATAGATTACATTGAGATTGAGATTCCTGTAATAGATCGTTATCCTAATGAACCAGATAACACACTGCAAATGACATTGCAAATGTGTAATGAACCAGTGCAGGCCACTATCATTGGTCTAATAGAACTCAAACAAAGTCGCATTGATCAGATTATTACATTTGTCAGTGACTACAGCACACTAAGTCTAAATGCAGGCGATATTATTGATGTCACAAATGATATCTATCAGTTCACAGCCAAACCATTTCGTATCATCTCAATCAGAGAACTTGATACTGAATCAGGCAGCATACAGATTGAGATCACAGCACTGGCCTATGATGCCAATGTGTATAGCACTGCGGATCTTGGACGATTCATCCGCACAGACAGAAACGGTATTGTGGGTATTGGATCTATATCAGCACCCATAACTCCTGTGATCTACAACTTTGAACAAGACGCACGCCCTGGCATTGTGATTGAAACAGTGGTGCCTGCTGGTATTGTTGAAAGCATGGAGTTCTGGGTCAGCACAGACAACACAAACTTTATCTCAGTAGGTAGTCAGACACCTGTTGGTGGCGGCACATTTGATCCAGGTGATGTTGTGACCTTTGATTATGATCAGGTGGCCAGTGCCAACTACTTTGCCAAAACACGCGGAATGAACTCAACCACGGCAGGTCCTTTCTCACCTGTTGTGAGTTTGATTGGATTTGTTCCTGTGCAAGTCACAGACGCAGTCACACAAGACGCACCATTAGTGCAGAATGGCACAGGCAACTTGCTCACAGCCCTGGCCCTGAGCAAGATTGCTGGCTGGGCGTTTAGTGCAGTTGGTCCAAGCACATTTGGTAATGTGATGACACAAACTGGTCAGAGTGCCAACAGTTTCCAAAGAGATTCAGGTAGTTCAGCCACTACCACAGTGAATATCACTTCCTATTCGTATTCAGCCGCACAGACCAACACAGGTATCAATACCTTTGCTGGCACAGCCACCCTTTCAGGATTTACAGGCACAGGCAGTTATGCGTTGAACTTTCCATTCTCAGTTCCATACAGCGGTAGTGCTCTAATAGTATTGTTAGAAAGTGCATATGGACAGTTCAGTTATCAGGTGGTTGAAGCAGTGAGTGGTAGCACTCAGATATCAAGTATCCTGGCGTATTATCCCATGTTGGTTAGAGTTTTCAAAGGTGCTACCATGATCAAAGAAGGCACAGTTGACTGGCAAACACAAAGCACACAGTTCCTAATCACACCTGCAGAAGCAGGTGGATCATTCACAGGAAACTGGAGTGTGCAATACATTCCCATACCAACATATGATCTAAATATGGATAATCCATACAGAACAGCACCTGAGATATTTGCCTACAATATGGCTGCAGAGCGTAGCACTACTGCCACACTTCAACTGATCCAATAAGGAGAACACAATGACCTGGAGATATTTTTATCAAACAGATGGAACCATACTCAGCATGGCAGAAGTCAATGACTTCCTGGCTGATCATGAATCACAGCCATATTTAGATAGCGAAACACTGCTGGATCAGAATGCGTTTAAGATTGAGAATGGTGAGTTTGTGAGTATTACCAAGCCACAAATCACACAATCACAAGACTGGTCAGACAAAAGACGCCGTGCATATGGTCACGGTGAACATCAACTGGCTCTGTTGTATGATGATATCAAAGCAGGGTTATTTGGTGAAGCAGCCAAGACCAGTGCATGGTTTCAACATGTGACTGAAGTCAAACAAACAATACCAAAAGAATAAATAACAACAGCGTCCTGGCCACAGTCAGGCGTCATCCCCAAGGAGGAGAACATGGCAAACGGCGTTTTAAGTTTTAGTGACTACATTGGTGGTCCAGATGATATCATTGCGGCACAGGCATTCCCCAGTGATCAGAAACAGTATCTATACAACTTTGGCACAAACATTACAGGTTGGACTTTTAGTGCAGATTATCAAACACTGGTAGTGGATGAGATTGCGTTCAACCGCTACACAGGCCAACCAAACTTTTCAAATAGTAGTGTAATAGGCAGTTTTGCCAAGGTAGAACTCACAGGCAACAACGCACCTCAAGTGCAATCAGCCTCAGTAGGCACAGTGAATCTGCGTGTGCCCGCAGGAATGTATGCAGGACCTATTGTGCCTGATGCAAGAGTAAACATTCCTGTAGTAGTAGTGGCATTTACCTGGACCAATGCAGATACTTTTGCCACAACACAATCACATAGATGGGCATTTGTTCAGGCCTGGGAGCCTGATGCCGCTGTTGGTAATCCAGTAGGATCAGCAGGTTATACTGCTCTTTCAGTTTAAGGATTACACATGTCATACAATATTATTATTACAGATGAAGTAAGCAATGTCACAGTTGCTACAGTAAGTTATCCTGTCATGGTCAGTGCAGACAGCACTGCTATCACAGGTGCAACAGGCCCAGCAGGTGCCACTGGCCCAACAGGTGCTTCTGGACCGTCAGGACCTAACGGTGCAACAGGCCCACAGGGCACAACAGGGCCACAGGGTTCTACTGGCCCTACAGGCAACACTGGATCAACAGGACCCACAGGTGCAACAGGGCCACAAGGAGTCACTGGCCCCACAGGTGCGTCAGGACCAACTGGACCAACAGCAGCCACTGGCCCACAAGGCGATACAGGACCACAAGGGCCTTCAGGACCTTCAGGACCCACAGGATCAACTGGCCCACAAGGTGCCAGCATCAACTTCAAAGGCACAGTGGCCACAGTTGGTGATTTACCAGCAGTTGGAAATCAACCCAATGATGCTTACATTGTCACACAAGACGGCAATCTCTATGTATGGAATGGCACAGCCTGGATTGATGTAGGCGATATTGTTGGTCCTCAAGGCGGTCAAGGCGACACAGGTCCGCAAGGCAACACAGGTCCACAAGGTGCTTCTGGTCCTACAGGACCGCAAGGCGATACAGGACCACAAGGCACGACAGGACCCGTTGGACCGTCAGGACCCACAGGACCTATAGGTAATACAGGACCCGTGGGCAACACAGGGCCACAAGGAGCGTCAGGTCCAACTGGACCTTTGGGTAATACTGGTCCCATAGGTGAAACTGGACCCATAGGTGAAACTGGACCTACAGGCGAAACTGGACCTACAGGCGAAACTGGACCTGTTGGCAACACAGGACCACAGGGCAACACAGGACCCGTTGGATCTACAGGACCAATGGGTGAAACTGGACCCGTTGGTAATACTGGACCACAAGGAACTACTGGGCCCACAGGTGCAAGCGGACCCACAGGTGCTACTGGACCCATTGGCAACACAGGACCACAAGGAACAACTGGACCCACAGGAGATACAGGACCAGCAGGCATAACTGGCCCAACAGGTGAAACTGGACCACAGGGTGAACCAGGTGAAACTGGACCCACAGGAGATACAGGACCACAAGGACCAACAGGACCGTTAGGACCTACAGGACCACAAGGAAACTTTGGCCCAACTGGACCCACAGGACCAACTGGCAACACAGGACCACAAGGCACTACAGGCCCAACTGGTGCAAGCGGACCCACTGGTCCTACAGGCAACACTGGTCCCACAGGTGCTACTGGACCTACTGGTGCTACTGGCCCTACAGGCAACACAGGACCACAGGGCACAACTGGACCCATTGGTGAAACTGGTCCAACTGGATCTACAGGTCCCGTTGGCAATACTGGACCAATAGGTGGCACAGGTCCGCAAGGCGACACTGGACCAATGGGAAACACTGGCCCACAAGGCAACACTGGACCTACAGGTGAAACTGGCCCACAAGGCATTACTGGACCTGTTGGAAACACAGGACCTACTGGAAACACAGGTCCAGTTGGCAACACAGGACCCACAGGCAACACTGGCCCAATAGGTGGCACAGGTCCGCAAGGCGATACTGGTCCTATAGGAAACACTGGGCCACAAGGTATTACTGGACCTACAGGAGCAACTGGGCCTGTGGCAGCAACTGGACCAACAGGTCCCACAGGATCAACTGGCCCTACTGGCAACACAGGTCCAACTGGCGGCACAGGACCTACAGGTCCAACAGGTTCTACTGGTCCATCTGGTTCAGCCACTCTTGGCGGCACAATGACCGCAGACATCAGTGTTGGAACCTACAACTCATCATATGGTTTCATAAGCACAAGTGGTGGTAATATCCGTATAACTCCAGATACCACTGGTCAGGTGGTGCTTACAAACGCCAATCTTGCAACATTCCGTGAAGTTGTGTATGCGATTGGAACCACTGGTGGCACCATAACACCTAACATTGCAAATGGTAGTATCCAAACTATAACACTAAACGCTAATATGACATTTAGTTCAATCACCAACATGGCGGCTGGACAAAGTTTTACATTGATAGTTAGACAAGATGCTACTGGATCAAGGACATTGACCAGCACCATGCTATACTCTGGTGCCACAAAAACTTTGTCAACAGCAGGCAGTAGCATTGATATAATAAGTGTGTTCTATGATGGCACTTATTATTATGCCAGTCTAAGCAAAGGGTATGCATAATGTTTGCAACCAGACAGGGGTTTTTTCCTGCTATTGCAACCGCACCCGCGGGTCCTGCCCGTAGAACTGGCACAGCAGAAAGTCAGACTGCACGAGCATTTACCGCACAATCAGGTGCTGCCAGTTCAACCACTTATAGCCAGTTTGGCGGCGGAAGTCTAAACAACTCTGCTGTGGGTAGTGCGGCATATTTTAACAGTTATAGCACCACCAGAGTCACAAGTGGCAACGGAGGTTGGCCCACAGGCACAGGTGATTTCTGTATAGAAGGTTGGCTATGGGTGCCCGCTGCCAGATCAAGAACAGAATCTGGTTCCTGGGGCGGCTTGAACCTCACAGGTGGTCTCATGGTGCGTATTGGACCCCAATACCAAGGTGCCAACTTCAACTACATTCAGATTTTGAGTCGTGGTAATGCTGACTTGGATAGAGCACCATTTACCTGGCCCTCAGAAACCTGGTGCCATTGGGCTGTGCAAAGAAAAAGTGCTGTTGTAAGCATCTGGGCCAATGGCAATAAGTTAGCCAGAGAAAATGGTCCTACTGCACCAGGCACATGTGCCACAAGAAGTTTCTCAGCCAGCACTAACACACAGGTAGTCTGGGGAGCCTATGGTGCAGGAGCAGGTGGCGACGAAGATTTGAAAGCCTGGCAGGATGAATGTTGCGTGAGCAACAGTTGGAGGTATGATGACACATATTCAACTTATACCATACCTACTTCAGCATTTGTAGTGGATGAGTTTACTTGCATGCTTACACACTGGGATACCAACCTAACTTCAGCCGCCAGTTAAAGGACACTATGTATAGAATCAAAATATCTACAGAAACAACGGACTATGTGGCTTATGAAAATCGCGACCTGGATCGTGAGACTTTCGCTGCCATTGCTGGTGGCACCTGGATGCCCGCAGATGAGGAAGTATACACCTGGGGCTTGGAGTTTGCAGGTCCGTTTTTCTACAATGCCATATTTGATGAACAAACTCGTGACTGGTGCAACACTCTCACAGATGACCAAGTGGATGCGGCCATGATTGCCTGGGACAGGAACAACCTACCATGAGCGATATTGAATCAGAAAGCCTGGCGGCACATGTTGGTATATGCCAACAACGATATCTAAATCTGGAAGGAAGAATAGATGACCTGGGACTACGCATGGAAAAGATTGAAGCATTGGTCAGCGACATTCGTGATCGCTTGCAAGCGATTACTGAAAAACAAAACAAAAAATGGGACGGAGCCCAAACAGCCATAATCAGCCTGTTGGTTAGTGCTGTGGCTTTTCTCTTGATCAAGACCCTATACTAACTTGATCAAGCGACCTGTCACAGGGTCTCTGGGTCTATCGTTTGAGTGTTTTCTGGGTTCTATCAGACCTGTTGTGGTATTGGTTTGCCTACTACAACTTTGACATTTCCAAATCCACATTTTTAATGTGCGACTCCATATGATATCAAATCTCACATGATCTGGCCTCATGCGATGGCATGTGCCACAAGGATCAGCAGAAGGTTTGAGTTGTGTGATTACCAACTGATCATCATGGTGCCGTCGCACTTTGTTATTGCCAAGCCTACCACGCACATTGGCTTCTCTTGTGAATATGTAGTTGGCATGTTGGTCAATGAACTCTTCAAACTTTTTCTGATCCATGCAGTATTTACGAAACCAAAAACACCAGAGTAAATAAGCCATGCAGTCAAAATATGATGATCAGGTATGGTGGGACTTTGGTGGTCTTGGTTGGCCAGGTTGGACCAGCGTGACTGTGCTGGAAATGCGTATCTTGTTTGATGGTGCTGAACGCCTGCTTGAAAACAACTCACCAGAAGTGTGCAATATCTGGATACATGATCGCAAAAATATTCTGTTGCACCAGGCCATCACACAAGGCATCACAAAAGAATGGATCAGCCAGGCACTGTTGATCATAGCAGTGAGTGGATTATTGGGATACAAGATTCCTGATGTATTGTTCTTTGATGACTAAATACACTGTTGGAGCAAGGGGTCATTCACAAATGATCTAAACGCAGACTCAACAGGAAGAGTCCAATCAATGTTCGCTGGTCGCAAATATTTGGTTCCTATACAAAACTTAAACCTGTCCTGCTCCAACATCCTTATTGCCGTTTGGAATCTCCTATCCTGTTTTCAAAGCAGGATTTTTTTTGACTGAATTTCGCCGTAAATCGTAGGTTTTTTTTGATTTGTGCTATATACTTGTGTTATAGGAAACCAGATCATGAATCTATCAGCGGAACAAAACTATTCTCATGCACAACAAGAAACTCGTCAGAACTGGCGTGTGGCTTCGTGGTGTTTGAAAAAAGGCATTCCTGTTGACAGCATAGATGGTCATCCGTATTACGAAGATATTTTATTTCTCACGCAGTTCCAGGACGAGTTTGAAATAGATTACAAAACTAATGCTGTTTACTATAATCGTGTCAAAGCATATTGGGGTATAGTTCTTAAACATCGTTTACCACTGAGCAAAAAAGCATTCGCAAAGTTTGAACGCATTGCACAAGACTGTTTAGACATCAGGCAACAAACTCAATCACAACTGAACAAAATCAAATCACTAAGATCGCAGGCACCCGCCAAACTAACAAACATGGA